GCAAAGATGCAAACGCATCATCATAAATAACACGACCACCAACCCCAGAGCCAGAGCCAGTAAGGGCAGATGCTTCTTTTAAATTTACCTTAACCTCTTGACCGTTTTTATCGGTGAGGGCTGACTTGATTGCTTCTAGGATTAGTTCGTTTTTCATATTTCTTCCAAAATCGATCATTATTTCAATTCTAACGATATTTGATCGACATTATCGCCAGATAAAAAAGTCTTTAATCTATGACAATTTGCACATAAAGTTTGCAAATTACTTTCAAGATTATTCTTTCTATCACCATCTTTATGATCCACATCTAATTGACACATATGGATGGGCTTAAATCCGCACAACTCACAATAATTCTTTTTGAATATTCCGTAAGTAAATCCAGACCTTTTTTTCTGTTTTCTACATATCGAACATTCATTTCTATATCTTTTAATGCCCTGGGAAGTCAGACCTTTTGACTCCCCAGGTTTTCCACAATGTTTACATTTATGGCGCATTAAATACTTCTTTGATACTTAGCTTGTTGCTGTACCAGTAGAACGATAAGCAATGATACTGAATGGGTCTACATTTGATGCGGCCAAACGCTTCTCACCATAGAATGTGATGTAACCAGGCAATGTCTGGTCATATCTACGCAATACCATGTTCAAACGATCAACAATGGTATGACCTCGTTGCCAATCACCGAAATACATTGGGAATAAACTTGCCTTTGTATTGCCAGAGAATTCGCTTGGGTTGTCAAGGTACTTATTAACAACAACATCGAAACCAAGCATACGGCCAACAATACCATCTTCATCCATTGGATGCATTCTTTCGAAAATTGGTGTGCCGTTGCTATCTTTTAAGCCACGAATCTGTGCCAAGAAAATTGGGTTTACCAAGAACTTCGCTGTTGGTGTCCAATATTGTTGTGGCAGATTGTAGATAAAGTTAATGATGTCATCATAGGTTACATTAGCCGCACCAACTACATTACCGTTGGTAGTGATTTGGTCATATACGGCAAGGCTGTTCAAACCGTTGCTTGTAGAAATACCAGATGTACCGAAAGATGCAGTAGTGATTGTGCCGCCAGTATAAGAAGCATTAGCACCGTATGTAGCGTATTGGTTCAAACCACGCAGACCTTGTGTTCCACCGTATGTATTAGGTGAATCGGTTTGGTCATTGTTTTGAATCATTGATTGGCCTTCAACTTGGCTGAATTCCATCAACATATCATCAACCACATTGGCTTCCAAGCCATCGATGTCATCAAGAGCCGCAGTACGGATCGGGAACTGGACATTCAAATCTTGCAATACTAATTGCCAGATGTTTGTGTTTTCAGTTGTAGCTGATCCGTTGTTTTGAACTGCATAACCCCAGGTAGCCCCAGAATTGCCCGTTTTGGCTCTAAATTGATATGTAGAACCATCAGTTGTAACATTACGGGAAAGACCACGCATAGGGTTAATCAAACGCAATGTATGGAATACTGGATCGTAAGCTGTACGACCACCCACATTGTAACCGCCACCAGTCAAAGCTGAACTCTCGGTTAAGTATGCTTGATATTGTGCTTCATCTTCAAACATCTTGAGTTCTTTTTCCATTGAACCTTTTTTAGCAAACTTTTTAAGTTGCTCACGAACCATTTTGTTTACATCTTCTTTGATGGATTTAGATGGCTTGATGATGGAAGGTGCGGCATGAATTTCAGCAACACGGGCTTCAATAGTAGCTAATTTCTCAGCCATTTCAGCTTTAGCGGCTTCAATAGCAGAAACAGCTTCGGTTTTTACTTCTTGAATCTTAGATTCGTTTGATGCTTCAATAGCATCTAACTTTTCAATGATTTTATCAGACATGATTTTTCCTTATTTAATGCGCTTAGATAATGCTTTCAACAAATCTCGTTCCTCTAGGGCTTTAAGAATTGCATCAGCTTCGTTTACCACCGCTTCAAGATCGCCTTGTTGTGGGGCTTCCTTAACAACTTCCTTGATGGCATCACGCCCTTCAAGCAACTTTTTAAGGATTGAAGATGCGGTGGTCGCATCTTTACGAGAAAGCCCAGCATCACGCAATGCCTTCTCGATATTCCTTGGGTTTGGATGGCCTTCACCATCAAAATATTCTAACTTTTGGATTTCAGCATTTGGATTGTTTGGATACATAACAACCGAAACTTCACGCAAACCGCCTTTAGTGATCTGGAAATAACCTTCTTCATCAGAATCATCATCCAATGGCTCGCCATCATCATCAACCAAACGGGCTTCATCAGCATATGCGCCAACTGAAACGCCGCCAAATAGATTTGGGCTAGATTTCAATACTTCATAAAGATCAGAACCAGTTGATGTGTTCATAAAAAGGTTCCCTTTTGCTACCATTCCGTCTTTGTCAAAGTTAAATTCATTCCATTGACCGACTGGCATACCCATGTCATTGTGGTTCAAAAACATTGGCAACGGTTTGCCTTCAGATTTAAATTGATCTGCCCATTCTTGGAATCCCTCTGGCTGGTAGTTAAATTTTCTACCGTCTGCGCCTTCACGCTTGCCCCATGATGTTACACGGGCTTGAATTGCGCCACTAGGACTTGATGATTCTTTGCCTTGTTTTTCTAGGCTTAGTTTTGCTTCGCAAACTAGGGTTAGATTCTGATTCATTAATTATCCCATTCGTAATCGATAGATTTATGTCGTATATTATATGGGATTTCTTAGATTTTACTGGTAGTTTAACACTATTAGTTTTAATCTGCGAATCAAGTTTTATCATGTTTTACCAATATTCATCTTTTTGGTTTGATTCCCACCGCCGCCGCCAGTATCTTGAGGACTTGTTCCTGGAATAATTTTAGCGGTTTTTGTATTAACTGGAATGTTGTCTGCGGATAATGCTTGTGTATTAACTGCGCCAATTTGATCGCCGCCATCCACATTAGCCATATTCAAATATTCACGGGCTTCATTAGGTGTCAATATTCCACCAGCAACACCAGCATTAACAAAGTTCATTTGATCTAATGGTGCGCCTTTTAAGAAGTCTTTAGTATCAAAACGAATTGAAAGGTTTGGATAACCTTTTAATAATCCCATTTTGAATTTTTGTTCAATATTGATAATAATTGGATACATTGTGGTTTTGTAAAATTCATCCAACAATGTTTGAGTATTATTATATTTACCCATTTCCAAACCAAGCAATTGCGCTGGAACTCCAAACAATGCACAAATACGCTTGGTAGTTTGATCTTTCAATTTGCTTGCTTCAGCATCTTGCAAAGTAAGCATATGAACTGGCGTGTATGTCATACCTTGATCTAGCAACATACCTTGGCCTGGCTTACTTAGATCGCTTGGTCGGCTTCCAGTCATGCTTGACCATGCTTCTTTCAAACGGGCCGCAATTTCTTTAAATTTGGTATCTGGAATAACTTGGGTTGTGCTAAAAATACCAGATGGCTTTGCGCCGTTTTGCATTACATAGTTGGCATACAAGTCAATATCAGTATCTAAGGCAACCAATTCAGTTGCCAAAATTCCTTTATTGAAACCAGCAGAACCTTGCCATGCCGCTTCAGTAACATGAATAACTTGATATGCGGCCAATGGCTCATCTTTGTTAAATCCGTATGTTGGAGTTGAAACCCGATATGTAGGGTAACGGGCTGGGCTGGCTTGAACCGTAATTAATGTGGAATCAAGGTTGTAAAGTTCGATTGGAGTTTGATTTGGGTCTTTTTGATCTTTGCGATAAAGAAGCGTAAATACTTCGCCCGCCAACATATACCACATGACCCATTGATACCAGAACTCATATTGGCTTTGAAAGTTGTTTGGCGTTCTTAGCAAATTCAATACTTGCTTGGCTTTGTTTTTATCTCTTGGGCCAGCTTTATCGGATTGAATTGCATTAACAAAAGTGCCATCATCTTGCTCATAAACCACGCTTAACGAACATTGCGCCAATGCTCTAGCGATAATATTCACGCATGACATTACGGTGCTGTTACGGGACAGAACCGACATATCCACAATACGACCAGCATTGGTAGCTGATGCTGTGGTTACATACAGTAATTGAAAGTTTGCGCCCTGTTGTCCACCTTGATTCTGTCTAAGAATCTGGTTTCCCAACATGGTTTGTCCGAAAAGTGTATTGTTTTCGGAAAGGTTTTGGGATGGCGATAATGATTCACTTGCCGTATTTTTAGGCAAATTATATTTATCTTTGTTGAATATATCCATTACGCCCATGATTTTTCCCTTACATTTTCTAACGATTTTACATCAAAAACTTCTGAAACCGAATGAATTTGAAACAAAAGGGTTATCTAATGAACAATGTGCCGCAATAATCATGGCAATAATTCCATCAACCTTGGCCGCTTTATCTGCTTCGTTCTTTCTAACCTTAATATTTCCATTTACATCTTCATAAACTTCGCAGTTACTTAATTGCCATCCTACAAATGGGTTTCCATCATGCTTGATTTGTTTATTTAATATTAATTTTTCGACATATTTGGATGGATTATTCATTACGGCCATACCTTGACCCACTTTTTTGACTGGTATTCCAGCATCATGCAATCTGGAAACTAAACTGGCCGCATTGTACGCATCGTATCCAACTTCCTTAACATCATATTTTTCGGCTTGATTTTGAATGTATTGGCTAATTTCTCTATCATCCATTACATTGCCTTCAGTCAATTTTAAAATACCAGATTCAATGGCCATTTGAAAAATATCTTGATAATGCTTCGGTATTAGGGATAACCCTTCTTCTGGCAAAAAAAATTGAAATTCAGCTTCATAATCTAATTCTCCAAAACGCTTAAATGTGCATACTGCGTTTAAATCTCGTGTTGCCGCCAAGTCAAATCCAATAAACACGGCTTCGGGGTTATCCCTTAATTGCGCTTGTGAATCATCCCAAGGCTGGCGATCAATCCATGCGCTATTGGCACTTACATAGATGTTAAGGGTTTTACAAAGAAATTCATTAAGTGCCGCTGGCTTATGCTTGGCTTCTTCGGCTCTGGCGGCAATGGCATCATCAAACACGCTAATGCCGTGCATTGGATTTGCTTTTGCCCAAGATGCTGGGTCTTTCCAATCATCTTGTGGATCAAGCCCATAAAGCAAGCCAAACCAACGGGGATTATCTTTTGCTTCACCATACAACATAGATTGATACATTGTCATATCTTCATAAAACTTGGTGTCTTTAGTGAAGCTGGCAGTTGTAATATATATCCGCAATGGATTTTGACGGGCAACCATACCCGAATGTAATACTTCAATGGAATTGCGATCTACGATTTGCGCCGCTTCATCCACGATCACGCATGATGGGTTTTTACCGTCACCAGTTTTCTTGGTGTCCCTTGATAGGGCTTTAAACATTGATTGCGAATCGCCAGCTTTTTTGATTTCGTATTTGCTTGGCGCATAAAGATCGGCTGACCACTTTGGCATTGCTTCAACAAATCCTTTGGCCGAATCAAAAACAATGGTTGCCTGTTCACGATTGGTAGCCAGCGTAAATACTTCTGGGCCTTTTTCGCCAAACTGTAATTCGTATAAAGCAATGACGGCGGTTAGTGTTGATTTACCAGCTTTGCGGGGAATGTATAGTATTACATCCGACACCATGCGCTTGGTTAAATCTTTTTTAGAACGAAACCCATAGATGGCGCAAATAAAAAGTATTTGGAATGGTTCTAATATTACTGGCTTGCCAGCATCAGGGCCTTTGGTATGTACCAAAATGGATGCGAACTCCAGCACATGATCTGGGAAGCGTTCATCAAAGACCCATTCCCATTCTTTGTTTTCGTATTGATTTATGAAACGCTGACACGCCAGGCGAACATCCCGACATACATTGATTTCACCTTTGATTACATCTCTTGCGTAAACTATTCCGTCTTGCCAATTCATCTTGCTAGTGGGCCAGCCAAAAATCTTGCCGCTGGACTATTTTCTCTTTTGTTAGTATTTGCTAACCTACTCTTAGGGGTTAATCCCAATTCATTCATTAAGCGAACAATCTGAGTAAGCGTTTTATCACGAACTGTAATATAAGGATTAGGGCCAATAGTTTTACCATCATTAAATTCCGAAATAATACCTTCATTCATAATACCTTTAGAGCATTGAATATACAAATCCATTTGCTCTGCAAGTATGGCCAAGGTATGTTTGTTCTGGTCATCACCTATGCCATAAACATCATACAAGTAATCCGATGTTTCCTGTATGAATCTTGACTTGCTCCAGTTGTCTGGGTTTGCCAACCAATCTGCGTGGGGAATTCTTTTGCTCACATGATCGGGAAGGGTTACTGCGCCAGGGGATTTCCCATCTATTAGGCGCAACTCTGGGGGAAGGTTTGGTCTGCTCATGGGAAGTATTATATACCCCCTTCCAAAATTTTATATTTGTAGAAAATTGTGGCCCGTGCTTGCTTTTCTGCAATGCAACATTATTTAAGTTTCAACAACCCCGCAGTCCTATGCTTCATCGGGTATGGGTTTATTCGGCTGATAGAGCAACGATTGAACGATAGTCCTCAATACGGTATTCAAATACACCATCGCTTCTGTAATGCGTGTATATGCCCTTCTGTTCGAGTGCTGTTTTACTACTATGACATTCTGGACATAGTGATTGCAGTATGTTGTGGTAGAAAGCATCTTTCCCCAGCGATGACCAAGCAAAAACATGATCCACATGGCTTGCGGATTGCACCTTACCTATGCTTAGGCACGACTGGCACAACGGTTGTTTGCCAAGTTGTTGCGTTCGCATGGTTCGCCATACTTGGTTTTGATACATTGCATTATTTTCTGCACGATGTTCGTTTGGGGTGTGCCGCCATACATCACGGCCACCATGTTCAATGCAATTTAATGTGAATTTACTGCGGTAATTTTTGCATCCAAGTTGTTGGCATTTCTCGTTACTTGGTAGATATGGCATTAATATCCAGGGTCTTGGAATATATGTATTGGGTTGTTATCAATCCAAATATCAATGTCAATTCCCAATGCGGCAACTGCTTCCATTTTGGAATGTCCATCAGCAAAAATACACTTGTTTTCGCCAATCACTTGACCGATTGATGCTAATAATTCTTTATTTTCATCTGCATCGGTACTATGAGTAACGCAATAAACTTCATCTTTACGCAATCTAGCCAATTCAATAAACACATTCCAGAATTTTGGGTCTTTTGTGTATGTGCCATTAAAATCCAGCGCAAATGTCATTGCACCTGATTTTTTTCCTTCTTCTTTAAATCCATGTGCGTGTGCGGCAGTTGCTACTTGCAACGCTTTGGCTTTTGTTGCAAATGGGCCACGATTTCCAAAATACCAACCATCATTTTTCTTAACAACTGGCATTTTGATCCTTTGGTAGTTTTTGCTCGTGATAAGTATAAAGCCAGACTTGTTTGCGACCTTTTGATTGGCTTTCAACCAAAGTACGGCTTAAATGCTTGTTTTTCATAAAATAGCATAAAGCCATTGAAATTTCGTTTGGTTTTAACTCAGCGTTTTCAAATCTAAGGTCTTTTAATGTCAATGACGATTGCCTATCGATAAATGTTTGCCGAATTTTCTTTGCCGCATTAGCCATGTATTATCCTTTTGAATATATGTATTATATCAACCTTTTCGGGGTTTCATTGGTATATGTGGTTTTGTTGGTTTTGGCATTGGTGTTGCTAAGTTTGATTTAGGCATATGCGGATGATGTGGCCGTATTTTTTTAACACCAGCAATTTTTTCATGGTGATGTAACGGTGTTTTCGGCTTATTTGCCACATGATGAACACCATGCACTTTTTCGTGATGCGCCAATCCGACTTTCGGGACATTTTTAACCTTTTCTGTTTTAATCGGTTTGACATGATTGTATTTAACAGATTTGGATGGCTTTTTAGGTTTTTTCGCTAACATCAATCATCCTTAATACCCGCAATGCGGATTCAACATCATCAACACGAACCAATGGGCCACCGATCCATTTAGCCAAAAAAGTTAATTGCGGTTTTGTGTGCAACGCTTTTGGTGACAATTTAACTTCCATCAAAATCGTATATTTATTCATATAACCGACTAATAAATCTGGAACGCCAGCACCGCATTTTGATAAATCCACAACAACTGCGCCATGTTTTCTTAGCGCATCCATTATTTCTTGCTGATTTTTGTCGGTTCGTTTTGCGTAAGCCATTGATTTGTCTTAAATGTGCGTTATTATTATGCAAACTTTACCACAAAAGGTTAGTATGAAAATATTGCTTTTGGACATTGAAACATCGCCAAATGTGGCTCATGTCTGGGGAATTTGGCAACAAAATGTCGGATTATCTCAATTGCTTGAATCTTCTTACACCATGTGTTATTCGGCAAAATGGCTTGGTGAAAAGCAAGTTTATTTTGATTCTGTTCAAAAAAGCACTTCAATATCGATGTTGGAAGGCATACATGGATTACTTGAACAATCTGATGCGGTAGTTCATTACAACGGCTCAAAATTTGATATGCCGACATTGAACAAAGAATTTATTATTCACAAAATGAACCCGCCAGGGCCAGCTAAACAAATCGATTTATTACGAGTTGTAAAAAGCCAGTTTAGATTTCCAAGCAATAAACTTGATTATGTTGCCCAGCGTTTAGGATTAGGCAAAAAGAAAGACCATGAAGGTCATACATTATGGATTAAATGCATGAATGGCGATAAGAAAGCCTGGAAAACAATGGAAGAATATAATATTCAAGATGTGATTTTGCTTGAAAAGTTATACAACCGATTGTTGCCTTGGATTAAATCACCATTGAATCAAGCATTGTTTAGTGATCGTATGGCTTGCCCAACTTGCAACAAACCAGCATTAATAAGCCAAGGATTTAGATATTCAACAACTGGCACTTATCAAAAATATCAATGTAAAGCGTGTGGTTCATGGTGTACCGATACAAAAGCAACCATGCCGCATACCAAAATTAAACATTTGGGTTAATTATGACCACCATTGTTGGCGATTGGATTAACAAAATATTAGTGTCTGATAGTCAATTTTCTGATGAAGAAACTGGCATCAAATATTATGAAGATAAAATTCTTCAAATAGATGGTGGCTGGATTGGAGTTGCTGGCAATTGGTCTGATGCTGAAGTTGTTATTGAATATATAAACAAAAAAAGCAAAGTTAAACCAAAATTAAAGCCAGATTCAGCATTTCTTAAATTAACCAATGAAGGTTTATTTGTTTGCGGCGATGATCTAGAATGGGAACGAGTTAGAACATTTATGGCTATTGGTACTGGGGCAATGGCCGCTGAAGTATGTATGAGAATGGGTTTATCAGCAGAAGAATCGGTTAAATGGGCTTGCAATGTAGATTTAAAAAGCCATGAACCAATCAAATCATATAAATTAAATCCTTAATATTTCCCGTTCAAAAAGTTCGCCAATTGTTTTGCGGTGTGCTTCTTCCCACGCTTCAATACGATTAGATTTTGAGAGTGATTGGCCTTGGTCAATTTCCATGTGGCATCGATAGCATAATGCGGCGATTCGGTAGTCATGCGCTTTAAGTCCTCGACCTTTACCATCTCGAAGCTGATTGGAATGGGCCGCAACGATTGTTCCATCTTCAATTTCGCATATTTGGCACGGAAGCTGGCGTACAACTTCCAGCAACCGTTTGTTTCGATACATTAATGAACTTTTGATTGTTCAAGGTGAATGGCAAAATATTCCAACTCTTGTGCAATATCCACAATATCAGAAGATAGCAAAACCGCATCGTGGCGTTGATTCTTTAAAAACGCATCATGCAATTTACGGGTAAGAATGGCCATTTTAATCATTGGTTCTGCGTAATCTCTCATATTGTGCCTTTTCTGCGGTTTGCGCTAAGTGTTTGCCAAAGTTCAGATAATCTTATTTGGCTATTTCTTTGGTTGGTTAATGTTTTAAATTCTTTTAATGCTTCAATCCATTCTAATACTGCTTGCTTGGTCGTTGGATGAGTTTCTGCTTGTGCCTGGCGTTCAGCAACTGTTCCTGTGGATAACAAATAAGCATGGGATTTTGCTTGTTTTATTTTTTCTTCACAAAATTTGTATTGCGATTCCAATTCAGCGTGAAGATCGTCTGTATCGGATAAAAATTTTACCGCATCATCAATTTCGTTGTCTGTAATATTCATTTTGTAGCAATCAAATATGCACCATAATTGGCAAAAGCGTATCCAGCGTACATACAAGCAACGCCAACATTGCCTTTAAATGCTTGTTCCAAACAAATGTAAACATAGATTACACCAACTAAAACAATGAGCCAGGCTGACATGACCACTCCCCTTCCTTGCCAGTATTGCCAAGTTTGTATTG